CAGCGCGTCCAGCCCATCCTCAGCGATGCCCGCCCAGTCGTAGGCCAGCCCGAGTGACTTTGCACAGCTGGCCAGGAACACCCGGCCCTGCTGCCCGGTCAGCCCGTCCCGCGGCTGGCCGTGGTTGGTGCGGGTGCGGGTGTCGTTCAGGAACGGCGTGGCGTCCACCGGGCCGACGCCGCCCGGCTGGCCCTGGATCCCCATCCACCGGCCGGCCTGGTCCCGGTGGGTGATCACGATCACGTGGTTGGCCACCGCGGGCTTGCCCAGCAGCGCCTCACCCACCCGTATCCAGTCGTCCGGGCCGGTGTCCCCGGTCCAGACCGCGAGCACGTCACACGGGCCGGCTGGCAGCATGGCAGTCTCCTAGGCGTAGGCGGGCACCCGGACCCGCGCCGGGACCGGGCGGCTGCTGCCGACCAGCGGCGCACCGGGGAACGGCGCACCGGGGTAGCAGCGGCAGCCCGGGTGAGCCAGCCCCGGCCAGCCGATCGGTGGCATCTGGTCAGCCAGGAAATTGTGCCGGTCAGCGGCCAGGCACTCGGGCGTGGTGGTCGGGGTGATCACCGTATTCCAGCCGAGCAGCCGCCCGTGCAGCATCGCCGCGGAGTCGATCGCCGCGGCGGCCTTGCTGCGCGCCCACATGGCCATCAGGTGCTGGCCGTAGTAGCGCCGCTCAGCGCTGATCGCACCGGCCAGCGCCTGGCCCAGCGGCTGATTGCGGGACCGGGCCTCGGTGAGCGCCTGGGTGACCCGGCGGCAGCTGGCGATGACGAACTGGGCGCGGCGCATCAGGTTCAGCTGGGCGGCCTGGCGGGTGACCGTGCCGTAGAACCCGGTGGCCTCCGGCGGCTGGGCCATCACCATCGCCAGCACCGCCTCCAGCACCCGGGTGCGGATCACCGTCCCGGCGATGGCCGGCCCCAGCACCGACGCCGCGGACGCCGCGGTGCTCGCCGTGGCCAGCACCGCTGCGATCTGGGTGGCCAGCTGCTGATTGGCTGCAACAGACTGGGCGGTCTGGTTGGAACCGGCCGGCGTGACTGCAACTCCGCTTGGTGTGGTCATCCCGGGTACTCCCAGGTTCGCCAGCCCGTGCGGACGAACCCGGCTTTGCGCAGCTGGTGAACCTGCCAGGGCCAGGTGACCCACTCGCCCCAGACGTACCAGGCCCAGTCCAGCATCCGCGGTATCCGCCCATCCGGCGACGGGATCTTCCCGGTCATGCTGGCACCCAGGGCCGGATGGTGATCGACCGGGACACCAGCTCGTTGACGGTGTGGCCGGTGCTCATCGCGTGCATGGCGCTGTCCCCCAGCAGGGTGGGCACGTCGGTGGAGTCCATCGCGTCCCGGTGGAAGTCGCAGCCCTCGCAGGTGGACACACCGACCGCGGCCACCTCGGCGGTGATCTGCACCATCTCCACACCATCTGCACACGGACTGCTCACGCCATCCTCCCCGGCGGTGGCACCATAGGCGGGCCTGCGGGTGGCCGGGGCGGGCCAGCACTGGGGGCCAGGCCCGCCCCGGGCTGCGGCGGGCCGGATTTCTGCTTGGCCGCGATCATGCCGGTAGCCGCGTTGACCATCCCGTTCAGCGCACCGAGCTGGCCGGCGGCCTGGGCCGGCATCCCGGGCGGGGCCTGGGCAGCCAGTTGCTCGGCGCGCTGGTTGGCGGTGGACGCCAGCGCGGTGTGCACCTGGTCGATGTCCAGCTGGAGAATCGACGCCATCCGCTCGGTGATCAGGTCGAACACCGGCAGCGGGATGTGCAGCACCGGAGCGGCGGCCATCGTCTGGAACATGGTGAGCAGCGCCTGGATCTGCTCGTCCTGCAACGGGCCGAACTTGAACGCCGGGTAGGCCGCGTCCGCGCCAAAATTGAGCATGACCAGCGGCCGGATCACGTCATAGGTGATCGACTCACCGATTTCCTTGGCCACCGCCTGCCGGGACTTAAGGTAGAAACTCGACTGGTCCTGGGACAGCGCGTAGCTGCCCTTGCCACCCGTCGCGGATCCGGTGAGCGCCATGAACCCGGCCAGCACGCTGTGGGTCTGCCAGCCCTCAAGGAAACCCAGCGCCTCAAGGAAATAGTGGCCGGCGTCCCCCTGGGACTGGAGCATGTCAAAGGCTTTCTGCCCATCGGTCGGGTGCACCAGCCCGACCACCCCGGCACCCTTGAGCGCGGCCACGTCATCAGCGCGGGCGTTGGCCTCCGGCTGGTCGTTGCCGTAGACGATGACCCGCTGCATGGCCTGGTTTTCAAGGAAGTAGTACCAGAGGTACAGCAGCTTCATCTTGGTCTGGTAGCACCAGTACGAGATGTCCATCTCGCTCGCGCCGGTCAGCGGCTCGCGGTGTTTCATGTGCGTGTAGACGTAAGACCGGATCTGCGGGATGTCCACGTAGCCCGGCACTTTCTGGTTGAGCTGGCGCTTGAGCTGGCCGCCGAACATCCACACCTGCTGGCGGAACCCGTGCGGCGCGGCGGTGCGCTCGTCGTAGCGGGCCTGGCAGGTGGCCGGGGGCCGGTAAGCGATCTTGTCATAGATCACCCGGCCGTCACTGTCGCGGATCTTCCAGACCTTCTCAAAGAACGCCCGGCGGAACACCTGGGCGCTGGTGATCTGCCCCACCATCTGCTGGATGGGGGTCTGCATCCCGCCATCGGTGTCGGGGGTCATCAGCACGCTGTTGACCAGCTCGGCCTCGCCGCGGTCACCCTTGGCGGGCCGGATCATGTAATCGGCCTCACGGACCGGCAGGGTCAGCACCAGCTCGACGGCTGAGCAGATGCCGTCCCGGCGGAACATGGCTTTCATGTCCCGGCTCGTCCACTCGCCGGTAAACCGTAGTCGAACACATCGCCCTGCCCGTAAAAGGCAAAGAGGCGCTGCCCGATGTCAAACTGGGTTCCGATCTCCGCGCCTAGCAGCTGCTTGCGCTGCCCAGCCTTGAGATCGGGGAACGCCAGTACATCGGCTTCCTGTGATCCGGCCACGAGTTAAACCACCCCCTGACCGCCTGTGTGTCTGCTGTGACTGATGGGGTCAGCGTACAGTCAGGCGGTCCAGAGTGCAGCGCTTGCACTGGCGGCGCTTGGTCGGCCCAACCAGGTAGGTGTTAGCTGGGATGTACTCATGGCCAGCCGGGCAATGTGTCTTGGCCCGCTGCTGAGCTGCGCGGCGCTGCCCGATCCCGGGATCCCCGTGATGACCGTCGTAGCGCAGATGGCAGCCGCGGCACAGCGGCACGTAGTGCAGCGGGTGCTCACCGTCCAGCCCGTGGAGGCACGCCCAGTCCAGAGCTGGCCGCCCACAATTGGCGCAGTCGCGCAGCCTGGCTAGGCCACGAGATCGCAGCACCCGCTTGTGCCGGGCGGTGTAGCTGCTCACCGTGGATGGGGGTAGTTGTTGTTGGTCCAGGGGTTACTTGGTGACTGGATCTTGCCGTAAGACTCCCCAGCGCGGTACTTGTTCCAGCAAGTGATCATCCACGCCGCCACCACCTGTTGCTTGACAAACTCACCAGGGCGATGTTCCCGGTACAGCCTGTTGCGCAACGTGAGAATCGGGTGGCCAAGATCAAGTTCATGGCCGTCCCTCAGCCGCTCCATGTACCAGGTGGCGTCTTCACTGTCCACCTGGTTGAACAGCCACCAGCCAAACGCAGCTGTAGTCGGTACGGGCTTGCCCCTCCACCTGTGGGCGAACACTGCGGCCTTTTTGATCAGCGGGTCAGTGTCGATAACCTCCTGTAGTTCCAGGTGTGTAGCCGGTACACGGTCAGCCATCGGCTGGTCTGTCTTCCAGCAGTAGACCCGGCGGGCCAGAGCCGCCAGCTGAGGGGCGTGAGGGGTTCCGATGGCAGTCAGCCGGTCAGCCAGCGTCCGGCTGCGTCCGCCATCCAGCACCTGGTAAGTCTCGCGTGGTGCCCCCTCAGTAACCCAGAACTCCACGGGCACCCCGGCTATAACCACAGCCCGGAGCCGGTGCTGGCCATCGATCACATTGCCGTCTTCATCCAGCACGATGCCCTGCGGCGTCACCATCCACCGGCCGGATTTCATGTCCTTGGATAGTGTCTGAGCCCACTTCTCGCGCAGCAGCCGATCTTCTTTTACGGTCCGCAGCCACTCCTGGGCCTTGTCGGGTGTCACTACCATCAGGTACGAATGCATCGGAGCGCCTTTCAGTTTGGAGTCTCGACAACCCCAACTGTAGGGCGTTCCTCACATCCGGCGGTAGGTAGACGCCCTGATCATTTACCGCCACTGCCTCACGTTGCCGCGTGGCCCGGTCCGCTGGCGGGCGTCATCGTCCTTGTCATCAGATGGTGCAAAGCTGTCCAGATCCCAGTCATCCGGGGTGTTGTCGCGCTCGCCCAGGCCGGCCAGCTTCCTGCGCAGCCGGGCCTCTGCGGTCGCGCCCATCTCGTCCAGCTCAATCTGCGCCGCCCAGCGCCGCACACCGCCCTTGCCCGGCGGGCCGAAGCTGCGCTTGAGGAACGGGCTGGCCGCCCAGACCAGGCTGTCCAGCCGGTCCGGGCTGCGCTCCCCGGCCGCCCCGGTGAACGTGGCCATCTGGTCTTCCAGCTCGGGCATGTTCTGGTCCGGCACCCGGTGGCCGTGCCGGTCGGTGGTGACCGCGTGGCAGTGCCGGACCAGCCCGCCGTACTGCTCATACAGCGCGGACACCGGCTCAGCCCGCACCCGCTTGGCCTGGCTGGCGTGGATCACCCGGTAGCGGACGGTCACTTTCATCTGGCGCAGCACCTGGGCGAACGTGGCGCGCAGCCACTCACCGCCGTGGTTCTTCTCCAAGATGATCTCTACCGGCGTGCCCTGGTACTTCTCGCCCAGGTCGATGGCCCGGCGGATCAC